TATTTGCCTTAGTTTTTGTAAGTCCTGAGCTCCCAATGACTTACCTCCATTTCCCCCCTGTCTCACTTGTCCCACTTGTTGCATTTGTCGTGCCACTATTTTTTGAATTTTTTTTAATTTTTTTAAATGGTATAAAGTATTGCTATTACGTAAGTTGTGAAAATACGATTTTTTTGCTGTGCGAACGACGCGACGGAAAAGGGGATTCATATCGAAAAAGACAAAACGGAAAGAATTTTTTGCTTTCGTCAAACATGGGCTAATTGCTGTGGCCGCAGGGGGTTAGGCACAGAAAAAAGTCGGTAAGGGTTTCCCCAAACTTTCCAAAAAGTTTTTTTATACTGTATATTTCGTAAACCATAATAACCCAAATAATCCAACCTGTGGGATAGCAATGTTACCCTTTTTCCCCTCAAAAACCACTACCCCAAACCTGTTAAACACAAATAATCCAAAAATATCGTTTTTTTTGTGAATCCCCTTTCTCGTCTCTCCTTTCCCGAGCGTGGCACGGCATATGCAGTATAGAGGAGACGTAAAAAGGGATAAAAAAAGTAGATTTGGGATTGACGAGACACTCGGGACGATGATATGCTTGATACGTGTCTGAGGTAACATCAAAAAAAACGAAAGGGGGAAAAAGATGAAAGAGCAGATCACCGAAAAAAAATACGAATTGGTAGTGGAAACTTTTGGGTTTTTCCGCGTCCGCGCCCTGCGGTCCTTCGGGTCCGTGGAGGCCGGGGACGTCGGGGGGTGGGTTGGGAAAGAAGACCAACTGTCGCACGACGGGCTGTGCTGGATCGGTGGAAACGCCCGCATCGGCGGATCCGCCCGCGTCAGCGGAAACGCTCTCGTTCGCGGAAACGCCCTTATCGGGGGATCTGCTCGCGTCAACGGGAACGCCGTCATCAGCGGAAACGCCTGCATTAGCGGCTTCGCCCTTATCGGGAGATCTGCTCGCGTCAACGGGAACGCCGTCATCAGCGGAAACGCCTGCATTAGCGGCTTCGCCGTCGTTTGCGGATCCGCCGTCATCCGCGGAAACGCCCGCGTCCGCGGAAACGCCGTCGTTGACGGCGAGGCCGTCGTCGAGATATAGGGCTAAGAAAACAGGTAAAAACAACAGCCCCGCGGTGCCGACCGCGGGGCATATAAAAAAGGGGGAAAACATGAAAAAGAAAATCACCGAAAAAAACTTGGAAGAAGTCCGGGAGTCAGAGATCGCGGAGGAGCTCGTCTCCGGACACGGGTCGAGCCTCACCCGGTACGCGGGGTACTCGGGGGTGGTATACTCCGATAACGCCGACACCGTCGTCTTCCCCTCCTGCGACACCCTCGAGGAGGGGATCGAGGTCGTGCTCGAATGGTGCGATTCCCAATACCCCGACCTCGAGATCGAGACCGCGCTCTGGCGCGGTCTCGACGCCGTCCCTCTCGCCGAGGCGGATTCCTCCCCCGTGCAGGTTTTGGAGTACCATACCTCATATAACGCGGGCGATGACACCTGTCACCTCGCGACGGAGGATGAGTTCGACACCGTCAGAGACGCGCAGGAGTGGATCGACTCTGAAAACAGTAAGAGGTACTACACTCGCCATGGGGAGACAGGACGTCCGGACTACCGCATCATATCGGTTCGGTATCGGTTCGGTAAATGAATAAATAAAAAAAAAACAACAGCCCCGCGGTCAGCATCGCGGGGCATATAAAAAGGAGAAAAACATAGTATGGAAACAGGATACAAGATCACGAATCACGACATGAAAACCCGGAATGGGTTTCAGTGGCGGCTCGACCGCTGGCGCCGTACGGATAGCGGCGCCGTGCTGTGCACCCCCGGGTGCCTCCACTACTATAGTTCCCCAGACTTGGCGGCGTTTATGCACGTCATCCACATAGACATGGCGTACCCGCGTCTTTTTCGTGCCGAAGTCGAAGGGAAGTTCCTCTCCACAGGGACGAAATCCGGCGTGGTTCAAGGCCGGATGCGTCTCGTGGAGGAACTTCCCCTCCCGATCCCCACCCTGGACCAGAGAGTCTTTTTCGCGATCCTATGCGCCCGCGCGGTGCTGCCGACCAGAGCCCTCGCCGTGTGGGAAACCTGGGCCACGGCCTGGATTTCCGGCGAGGACCGTTCTGCGGCCAAGGCCACAGAGGCGGCCAGAGCGGCCAAAGCGGAGACGGAGGCAGAGGTGGAGGCCGTCAGGGTGGCGGCCACCGCGGCGGCGAGGGCGGCGGAGGCGGCCGCCGCGAGGGCGGAGGCGGCGGAAGCCGTCAGGGTGGCGGCCAAAGCGGCCAGAGCGGCCCGAGCAGCGGCCAGAGCGGCGGCCGGAGTGGCCTCCCGGGCGGCCGTCAGGGTGGCGGCCAAGGCGTTTTGGGAGGCGGCCAAGGCGGCCAAAGCGGCGGCCAAGGCGGCCCGGGCGACGGCCTATCAGGCGGCCGAGGCGGCGGGTTGGGCGGCCAATGCGCCGTCTAGCCCAGATATCGCGACTTTAGCCGCGGAAGCAATGTCGTGGCCCGGTTCCGATAAATAAATAAAAAAAACAACAGCCCTGTGGTGCTGACCGCGGGGCATATAAAAATCGAAAGAAAAAGAAGGCATCGAGCAGAAACCGGTTCGCGCAGGGAAAATCAACTACGCGGAATGGCGGGCTCGTCTCCTTGCTGAGGAGCTTGCCCGGCACGAGCGCGAGGGGCGAATTGCGCGACACGTCTCGGACGAAGACGAATGGGGAGCTGGACTGGAAGAATGGCATTCCCTCACCGACGAAGAAAAAGTCGCGTTACTAGATGAGTACGAGCGAGAAGAGGACAAGGAGCGCATTGCGGCAATGAGTCCTGAGCAGCGGATCACCTCCGGAAATGGCGAAGACTCGGACTACATTGAGGTTGCGCGGGATCATCTTGTTACGAAGGGGGCAGAGCTCGAGCATATTTCGCGGAATAAGAGCACGTACCTTATGCTCAGAAACGGGCGAACAATCAGGATTGCCGACCACGAGCGGAACGATTTCTCGCGGCGCGATCACGATGCCCCAAAGGTGGAGATTCTTACCTCGGAGTTGCGCGGGAAAAGCATCGATGAAATCAAAAAGGTTGTTGATGCCCGAGTTTTTCCGAGGCAGAGAAATCGGAAAAAGGAGAAGGCACGGACCGGTTCCGGTAAATAAATAAAAAAAAAACAACAGCCCCGCGGTCAGCACCGCGGTCAGCATCGCGGGGCATATAAAAAGGAGAAAAAAGGGAATCGGAAAAAAAATATGAAATATTGGCCGAGACGCGGAATTTTGGGCATTTCCGCATCCGCGCCCTCCGGTCCTTCGGGGCTGTGAGGGCCGGAGATGTTGGAGGGTGGGTCGAAAGAGAAGACCAGCTCTCCCATGACGGCTTATGCTGGGTCGGGGGGAACGCCCGCGTCCGCGGGAACGCCAACGTCCGGGGAAACGCTCTCGTTTGCGGATCCGCCGTCGTCCGGGGAAACGCTCACCTCAGCGGATTCGCCAACGTTTGCGGATCCGCCGTCGTCGATGGATCCGCCCTCGTTTGCGGAAACGCTCACATCAGGGGAAACGCTCACATCAGGGGAAACGCCCGCATCGATGGATCCGTCGTCATCGACGGCAACACCGTCGTCGATGACGGCTACATCGTCATCGTGGCGCGGGGCATATAAAAAAAAGACAACAGCCCCGCACGCACGGGGGCATAAAAAGGAGAAAAACATGGAAACAGGGTATAAACTCACGAATCACAGCATGCAAACCCGGGACGGGTTTCAGTGGCGTAAAAACCGCTGGCGCCGCGCGGGCGGCGGCACCGCGCTATGCGCTAAAGGATGCCTCCATTACTATAGTTCCCCAGAGCTGGCGGCGTTTATGAACGCGATCCACGCGAATATAAAAAAGCCGCGGCTTTTTCGTGCCGAGATCGAGGGGGATACCCTTACCGATGGTGTCAAATCCGGCTTGATCCATGGGAGGATGCGTCTCGTCGAGGAGTTAAAGGTAGTAACTCCATCAGCGGAGCAGTTTGTATATTTCGCAGTCATGTGCGCCCGCACGGTGCTGCCCGTGGGACCCGCACCCCAATGGGACGCATGGGCGGAAAACTGGATCTCCGGCAAAGACCGATCCGCCCGCGTAATCCCCGCTGCGGCGAAGGCGGCGGCTGACGCAGTGGTCTATGCGCAGGCCACCGTGTTAGCCTGCAAGGCGGCCTACGCGGCGGCCGCGGTGGCCTGCAAGGCGGCCTACGCGGCGGCTCAGGCGGGGGTTTACGCGGCGGATGTGGCGGCTCAGGCGGGGGTTTACCCTCCTGCGGATGTGGCGGCTTGCGCGGCTTACGCGGCGGATGTGGCGGCGTCGCATCCGGCTGTTGCTGTGGACGTCATTGCGACGTTGGCAAAAAAAGCGTTGGCATGGAACGACAACAAAGAGGAGGGAGGGACAAAGTAATGCACAGATTCGAGGTAAAAGTCAATTCAGCCACGACGGGCGAGAAAAGTACCTTTGTCATGCTCGGCACCAGCCTTCGCGCTGTCCCGAAGCTGGCAGCGCGACGGGAATATGGGGACAGAGCGCGGTTTATTCAGTCGGGGACGACAGTAGAGTTGCAGGAGGACGGGTGGTATCGTGCCGCGGGAGTGGTCATATACCGAAAGGTTCGCAACCGATTCTCAGACCCGTTCACGGACAAATATGAGAACGTGGTAATTGAGGTCAGGAAAAGCCGGAACAAAGAGACTCCGGGCACGACGGCGCATTAAGCGCGAAAGGCGGTGGATAGATGCGAGTGCTTGTAGCGTGTGAATTTTCGGGGATAGTTCGTGATGCCTTCGCGAATCGGGGCCACGACGCATGGAGTTGCGACCTGTTGCCGACCGAAAGCGAGCAGACAAGGGCCGAAGGGAAGCATATACAGGGCGATGTGCTTAGTGTCCTGAATGACGGATGGGACTTGATGATAGCGCATCCGCCTTGCACTTATTTAAGCAACGCAGGGGCCTATCGTCTATACCCGAAGAAGGGGCAGCTCAACATGGAACGCTACGCCAAAGGGATTGAGGCAAAGAGGTTTTTCCTTGCGCTTCTTAACGCGCCGATTCCGCGCGTAGCGGTAGAGAATCCCGTGTCGAGCGGCGTATTCAGGATGCCGCAATGGACGCAGGAGATACAGCCCTACATGTTCGGGCATCCGGTCAGCAAGAAGACGCGGCTGTGGCTGAAAGGACTGCCTTTGCTTTTGCCAACGAACGTGGTGGAGCGGACGGGCCCGTATTGCCCGGCGGGGACAGGACGCAAAGACAGGGCAACATACGGAGCTGCGAAGCGCGGTCAGAATGAAAAGGCAAGGTCAATAACCTTCCCCGGCATAGCTGCGGCGATGGCGGAGCAGTGGGGAACGGGAAGTGGAGGTTGATTGTCGAACTGTACTAGCGAGAGTTTTTGGGGTAGTGCCCTGTGTCGCGCACTTTAACGGACGGGAGGGAAATTGGCTATGATAGTAGCGGTCTTAATCTTTTTTGTGGTCGCAGTGGTCCAGACATTCAGGGTGTATATGTGTCAGATGCGCATATATGGTATGTTGTACAAGTGCCGACTGGTTGCGGAAAGCGTGAGGTACATCGCAACCGGGTTGCATCGGGATTATGGCCTGATTGACTACGCAGTTACTCTGCGTAGAGTGAGCCGGGAAATATCGAACATTGAAGGGGAGGAGAATGAAAATGGATAATCCGAATATCAGCAAGATCGGGGATGCTGAGTACGTGCGTAAGGACACGCCCACGCCGGGGATTTACGGCGCTTTCGTAATTGTGCGGTGCCTTAATGCCGGTGTCCACGCCGGGACGCTTGTAAAGCGCGACGGCGAGGTTCTGGAGTTGGCAAACAGTCGCAGACTTTGGCGGTGGTGGAGCAAGTTCAGCTTGTCGGGGTTGGCGACCGAAGGGCCATTGCCGAGCAAGCTCAAAGAACAGCGGTTTGCCTGCGTCCTGCCCATGCTGACGCTGACGACTTCGGACGTGTGCGAGGTTATACCTTGCACACAGAAAGCCAAGGCGGCGATCATGGAGGTACCCGAATGGATAAACGAGTAACGGGCGTCTACGGCTTCGATGCGGGCTACGGCTCCGGTGCTGGCGATAGCTCCGGTTATGGCTACGGCTTTGTCTACGGCTACTACCACGACCACGGCGATGGCTCCGGCCACGGCGAGGGCTCTGGCTACGACGACGGCGAGGGCTTTGGCTACGGCCACGGCGAGGGCGACGGATATGGTGATGGCTCCGGAGGCGAGGATTAACCGAAAGGGGTAGAAGATGAACAGCGTTCCGGCATGCATTGCGGACAACCCGATTCCATTTCTCGTGATCTGGGGCGTCGTCATAGTGTTGCAGATAACTCTAAGCGTTATAAAAAAAGTGAGGAGAAGGAGAAAATGAAATATACTTTCAAGCACGTAACGAAACGCGCAAACGGTTTGGTTTTCAGCTCCACGTGGGCCTTGCAGGGCTTGGACGTGGTTAGCGTGCTTAAGCCGTTCGTTGACCAAATCCAAAACAAAATCCAAAACAAAATCCAAAACAAAATCCAAAACAAAATCCAAAACGGGAAAACCACCGATAGGACGCTGGAGGACGAATACGTGAAGTGGCGCGGGCATGTGTTGCTCGATGCGGAGCCGTCGTTGTCTGGAATATACAAGAAGATCCGCACGACGCAGTTTACCCAAAAAAACGAGATGCACAAGTGTGTGTTCGTGTACACACTCCCGCCCGCCGGGGACGCATGCGTCGGTGCGTTCTTCCACGCCGAGATGCTGAACTTCTTTGACGCGCTTTCCCGAGACCATTACTATGCGCGCCTGGTCGGCATCACATTCACCCCGGCTCACGGTGCGGAAAAAGTGAACATGGTGGCTCTCGCGTGGTTTGACGAGACGACGCGGGAACCCGCCGCGCTGTTGCTGTCGATGGCGGAGGAGGACCCGACCAGCAAAGACCTGTTGTCAGCCCTGCGCCCGAATGCGATCTTTACCGACCCTGTTCCGTGCGACGCAAAAGAGGTAATCCCCGCGGAGTCAGCGGGGGTTGCGACGAAGTCTGGCCTGAGCGCGTTTGATTTCTAAAAAAAAGTTCTTGACCAAAGAACGGAAGGAGTCTTATCATGACCGTTATCCCAAAGTGCAGAAAGGAGGGAAGCCTGATGCACGACAACGTCGAATCAGACAATCCCATCAGAATACGCCAAAACAGCGTTTCCGTTACCAGAGCCGCGAAAATGCTAGGCCTCAGCCGTTCGCAGATGTACCGGGTCCTGGAAAAGAAAAGGCTCGGGTACTGGCGCGACATCCACAGTGGCAGACTCTTCATTGAGATGGCCGATATTAAAACTTACTCGGAAGGTATGACCCGCGTCGAAGCGTCCCAGGCGTATCCGCCCCCAGCCCGGATGAAAGCCGAACAGCAGGTGGTGCTTGATGATTTCAGCTTCTGACACAATGAGCCAGATGTTGCGGGAATACGCGGAAGCGGGGTATGCACTTACCCCGCTACGCCACGACGCGACTGGCGGACCGGGGAAGAAGCCGTTTAAGCGTGGGTGGGAGAAGACCCCGTATCTCCCGCCTGAGCAGCTGAACCCAAAGCTGTTTCAGGGCTACAACTGGGGCGTGGTGTTGCAGGACGACGACCTTGTGATTGACGTTGACCGTCGTAATTTCGCGGAAGGCGACAACCCTTTTGAACGGCTGGTCAAGTCCTGCCCGGAGGCCCAGCGTTCTGTGCTGCTCCAGACCTGCTACGTCATGACCGGGGGCCGGTTCAAGGACAAGCCCGGCTACCATATCTACCTCAAAAAGCCAAGCGGGGTCAAGGTCAGGGCGAAACACCCCGACTACCGGGGTCTGGACTTCCTCAGCGCCGGACATCAGGTTGTGGGCGCGGGATCAACACATCCGGAAACGAAATTTCAGTATCAAATTGTGGGAGGGCGTTCCCTGAAAGTCATCCTCCCTGCGCCCGAATGGCTGCTTGAAACCATCCGGCTTGACACGACATACCTCATCCCCCCGCAACCCGACGGGACGGTCGAGATGGACAAAGCGCAGGACATAGCCCGCTTCTCGGAGTGGCTGCGGTCCAACGCGCCGGTAGCCGTAGAGGGCGAAAGCGGAGACGTGACAACCTTCAGGGTTGCATGTCGAGCCCGAGACTTCGCGTTGTCCCCGGCCAAGGCATACGAACTGATGCTCGAGTGGAACGACCGGTGCCAACCCCCGTGGGATGCGGAGGAACTGCAGCAGAAGATCAGTAACGCGTACAGGTACAATCAGGACAAGACGGGAGCGAGGACTACGACGATGCCAGCCGTCCCTGAGGAAGACCGTATTCCGGCTCTCAGCACCGATGCAAAAAATATTGTGGAGCTGCAACGCTGGGACTTGAAATCGATCGGCGACAAAAAGCTTCTGCTCAAGACGCTGAACAATACGGTCAACATGTTTATGATGCCGGATTATGGGCTTCAGGGCCTTGTGGCGTTCAACGAGTTCACGTTCTCAATCGAGTTCATGCGGAAGGCGCCGTGGCACAGAGACGAAAACTCAACGGTCTGGACGGAGGAAGACACGGCCAACTGCCGGTATTACATGGGGCGGCACTATTTCTACGAACCCGCGCCGTCTATGATAATCGAGGCCGTGCAGGTCGCGGCTTCCAAGTTCTCGTACCACCCGGTCCGAGCCTACCTCGACGGATTGGTATGGGACCAGACGCCGAGGCTCGATACGTGGCTTACAACGTACGCTGGGGCGCACAACTGCCTGTATACACGAGCGGTGGCATCCAAGATTCTGTGCGCCGCCTGCGCCCGTGTTTATCGGCCCGGATGCAAATTCGATTTCGTTCCGATTCTCGAAGGGCCGCAGGGGGTGGGGAAGTCAACGCTGCTTTCGGTGCTAGGCGGCGCATGGTTCTCTGACGCGAAACTGGACATCATGACGAACATGAAGGACACCTGCGACGCGATGCGCGGTCGGTGGTTCATAGAAATTGCGGAGATGGAAGCCATCCACCGCAACGAGGCAAGCTCGCTCAAGGCATTCGTTTCAAAACAGTCGGATAGGTATAGGCCAGCTTACGCACGGCTGACAGTTGACTTCCCGCGTCAGTCCGTGTTCGTCGGGACGATCAACCCCGACAGCGACTATACCTATCTGATTGATAAGACCGGCAACCGCCGTTTCTGGCCCATCCGCACCGGGATGCTCGACATCGAGGCCCTTCGCCGTGACAGAGACCAGTTGTTCGCGGAAGCCCGGGATCGTTTCCAGAGCGGAGAAACCCTGTACATGGATACCCCGGAGTTACGCTCCTATGCGGCGTCAGAGACCAAGATGCGGACGATAGGGGAGGTCTGGACGCCGACGATAGAACGCTGGCTCCTGGACGAGTTCGGCGGGGCGGCATACCAGACCGTAACTGTCGTTGAGGTATTCACGCAGGCGTTGAGCGGCATAGTGCGGGCCATGAGCAACCTCGACCGCATCAAAATATCAAATGCCCTGATGGACCTCGGCTGGAAAAAGAGTACGGGGGAAAGGCCAGAGACAGGGACGCGGGCAAATCACTGGGTGAGGCCCGACAGCATGTGGACCACCCAATGCGGTAACCGAAAGAAAACAGAACTTATTGTACACAACACAGAACCTACCGCGCACAACGAGGTAAACCTTAATGACTTCGACTTCTAAAGAACTTTACCCTTACCAACGCGAAGGCGTAAAATTCCTCAAGCGCACACCGAACGCCCTGCTCGCGGATGCTCCGGGGCTGGGTAAGACCGCGCAAGCCGTCCTTGCCGCCGCGAAAGGGGATAAGGTAATCATAGTCTGTCTGGCTACGATGGCTATCAATCTCCGTAACGAAATACTTAAATGGCGCCCGAACGCACGTATCCAGATTGCAAAGACGGGCAAGGATACGATAGATCTCGCCGCGGATTTCTTCATCGTGAATTTCTCGCTGGTATTCAGGCCCAATCTCCTTAAGAGGATTTTGGCCCGGGAATTCGATACCTTGATTGTGGACGAGTCCCACAAAATCAAAAACCCTGCGGCTAAATGCACGCAGGCTGTGCTGGGCAGCGGCGGGATAAGTTCCACGACGAAACGCAATTGGTTGCTGACCGGAACCCCGGTGCTGAACAAACCCGTGGACCTGTTCCCGTGCGTGGCGGCGCTTTGCCCCGAGCGGTTCCAGGAATACGTGGGGCCGGTGTTCATCAAAAAAACAAAAAAGTGGAAACAGATTCTTTCGTACGAGAACTTCGGAATCCAATTCGGCGGAGGTTATACGGATAACTGGGGCTTTCACGCTGACGGCGCAACGAGCATTCAGGAACTCAAGCAGCGGTTGGCAGGCTTTATGCTTAGAAGAACGAAGCATGACGTGTGGAAGCAGTTGCCGAAGGAAATTATCCAGACCGTGGTCATACCGGAGAACGAAGACTTCAAGGCGGTAAAGCAGTATCAGGAGGAATACATCGCCAGTCGGCCGGATGGGTTGCCCCCGGAGATCGAGGAGATGCGGGCCCTGGGGATTTTGTCGCGTGTCCGCAGGCTGATAGCCACAGCGAAGATGACGCAATGCGTGGACTTTATAAAGAATCTTCTGGAGGAAACAGATAAGGTCGTGGTGTACACATACCATCGTGATGTGACGGCGGGCATCGCTGGAGCCGTTCCGTCCGTGGTTCTCGACGGCGGCATGAGCGCGAACGAGCGAGCCAACGCCATCAAGGAGTTCATAGACGACTCGGAGGTAAAAGTTCTGGTGGGGCAGATAACTGTGGCGGGGACAGGCATCGACGGATTGCAGACCGTATGCGACACCGTGGTCTTTGTCGAGTGGTCGTGGGTCCCGGCGGACATACGGCAGGCCATAGACAGAGTAAGCCGCATCGGGATGAAAGGCGACGTTGTGAACGCTTATTTTCTGGTCGCGCAGAACACCATTGAAGAACAGATGATTGACACCCTAATCCGCAAGGTAAAAGTTGTGGACGAGATAACCGGCGATAACGAAAAAGGAGGGACGCTATGTGTAGGTAATGTGAAAAAAACTGGCATTATGGTTGACGAAATGAAGAAACAAATCAAAAAGGAGAACAAGACTATGGAACAGCTTATCAAGGAACTTATCGAAAACGTGAAGGAACTCGTCGAGGTGATGAAGGAAAACTCCAGCGGTGCAAAACGCGCTCCGCGCAAGGACAACAAAGTTTCGGCTTTGGCTCTGGCTCCGGTGTCTGCCCCCGAAGCTCTCCCAATCTCCTTAAGAGGATTTTGGCCCGGGAATTCGACACCTTTGCAGCAGGAAACCAAGGCAACCGCGCCTGTTCCGCCCGACGCGACGGGGGGAGCTATGGCTCCGGTGACCCTGCCCGACTACAAAGCCTTGCGAGATTCGCTGGTTCAGACCTTCGTAGCCGCCACTGCGAAGGTGGTCAACGCCGAGAAAATCAAAGAGGCGGTGAGCGCGAACGACGGTGCCTTCAGCGAGGAGGAAGTTAAGTCGGCGCTCCAGAAAAAATTCAACAGTCGCATGACCGAGATGATCGCTGGCATCTGCGGCGAGGGCGTTAAGGCCAAAGACATTCCAGACGACAAACTGGTGGAAGTCGAACGCGTCGTCAAGGAAAATTTCAAACTCTGATAAACATTTTCTACCTGAGCTAGAAGGAGCAAACATGACAACCCATTCATCTGTCAGCCCGTCGTCGGCACACCGGTGGTTCAATTGCCCCGGGTCGGTAAGACTGTGCGAAGACGCGCCGATACCGCCGGGCACGTTCGCGCAGGCTGAGGGCTCGGTGGCGCATAGCCTCGGGGAGGCCGCACTTAAGGGCCGGATCACGGGCCAGGCGCTGGATAAACTCGTAGGTACCACGAAAGAGCATGACGGCTTCGACATCCCGATAACGCAAGAGATGGTTGATTGCGTCAGACTATACGTCAGAACTGTGTGGGCCGAGGCGAAGAAACTACTCGTGGACATCAAGGAGAATATGTTCGTCGAGCAACAGTTTTTTGTCAGAGGTCCGCATGAGGCGGTCGGTGTCTCGGCCTACGGCACCTGCGACTGCGCGTTGTCCGCTATGTTTCGCCGTCTTGTCGTCATCGACTACAAGCACGGCAGGGGCGTGGGCGTTGACGCAGAAGACAACGAGCAGGGGCTTTACTACGCGGTTGGAGCGACGGAAGTGCTGGGCACGGATTACGACGAAGTTGAAATCGTAATCATTCAGCCCCGCTTCGACCCCGAGAGCCCGGTAAAGCGCTGGCTCATACCTATGACCCAGCTTCTGGAGTGGCGCGGTAAATTGCATAACGCGATTATCGCGACGACGAAAGAGGACGCGCCTCTTGTCCTCGGCGACCATTGCAGATGGTGCCCTGCGGCCGCGCTGTGCCCTGCACGGAAAAAGGAAGCTATGGACCTCGTAAGCATCACGGTCGACGTGGTGGAAAACCGCAAGATTGTGGAGTTCACGCCGGTGCAGATTTCCGAGCTTCTGATGAACCAATCCCGTATCGACGACTTCTTTACCGCAGTTGGGGAGCTTGCGCTCAAAAGTGCGGAGAATGGAATTGTGATACCGGGATTCAAGCTGGTTGAGAAGCGCGGGCATCGGCGTTGGGTAAGCGAGCAGGCCGTTGTGGACGCAGTGGGTCCGGCGGCGTTTGGCGAACCTGAAGTCAAGTCTGTGGCGGTGCTTGAGAAAGAGTACAAACAGGCAGGTAAACGCGAGGAGTTCGACGCCTTGTTTGCAAACAATATCGAAATCCCGGCGAACGGGAATAAACTGGTGCGGGAAACGCAGGGAGGTGAAGCACAGGAAAGTATCAGGGCATTCAGGGAATCATTGGTTTTTGTGGACTAAATCAAAAAAAAACGACAAGGAGAAATGACATGGCTATTCTTACGCATTCCAAGACGGGTAAAATGGTGTGGCAGACCCCCTACGCAAGGCTTTCCTTCCCGTCTCTGTTCCAGCCGAGGATAAACAAGCTGGACATGTCCGGGGACCCGAAAGGGAAATACGAGGCGGTGCTTATCTTCCCGGCCAATGCGACGGCCGCGGCGGTGCATCCCAAACTGAAGCCGTTCTGGAACTCGCCAGAGCATATGGAGGCGGTTCAGCTGCTGCAGGCCAAGGCACAGGAGGTGTTTGGTTCCGCGCCGGAGGGGCTGAAGGCCGAGATACGGAAACAGTACACCGAACTCGGAGTCGAAAAAAATCTTATCCGGGTCTTTCTCAAGGGCGAGACGCAGATAAGCGGCAAGACCGGAGCGGTCCTGCCCGGGTTTGAGAACGGTATCGTGCTGCGGGTTAAGACCGGATTCCCGCCGCAGGTTCTCGGGCCGAACAAAGAGGAAATCATGGACCCGAACGAGATATATGCCGGATGCTATGTCCGGGCGCAAGTATCGGTGTACGCGTTCAACCCGAAGCAGGCGGGCTACAAGAAAGGAATTAAATTCCAGCTTGAGGCCATCCAGAAATGCTTTGACGGCGAACATCTCGGCGGTGGGCGTCCCGATTGGAGTGAGGGATTCGGCGTTGAGACGGAGGAAGCACGGGCTATCAACCTCGATAATATCGGGGGGTTCTGATGCCCGCTCCGACCAGAATATTCATTGACTTTGAAACAAGGTCGGAGGCGGATTTGAAGGAGGTTGGGTCCTGGGAATACTCCCAGGACCCTTCCACCGAAATCATGTGCGCTGTGTACATGGTGGGGGATTCGATCCCTGTCTGTTTGGAGCGTGCTTACTTCAGTCCGGGCGGTCTTCCGTCGGCAGTCCCGCCGAACATCACCGGCACTGAAACTTTCGTGGCGCACAACGCATCGTTCGAGCGGGCGATCTGGCACAACATCCTGCACAAGCGGTTTGGGTGGCCTGATATCCCGATTGAGCGTTGGGAATGCACTGCGGCTATGGCGGCCTGCTGCCGTCTGCCGCGCAGTCTGGACAAGGTGGCGCAGGTACTGGGGCTTCAGGCGCAGAAGGACATGGCCGGGCACAGGCTGATGCTGTCGATGTGCAAGCCCCGGACTCCGACGAAAAACAATACCGCCAAATGGAGAGATGACCCCGAGTCTCTCGCTGCGCTTTACCAGTACTGCCAACAGGACGTGCTGACCGAGCACGCGGTCTGGAAAGCCCTGGTTGAACTTCGGCCTTTTACCGCCAAAGAGCGGCAGATATGGGAGCTTGACTGCCGCATGAACGATCGGGGTGTTCGCATAGACACGGGGGTTATGAACCGCGCCATCGAGGTCCGGGAGAAAGTGGAAGGATGGGGCAACGCACTGCTCCATGAATTGACGGGTGGTCGTGTCCGGAGCGGAAGCCAAGTCAAAGCCATGGCCGAATGGGTAGGCTACCGCCTCGGGGTGCCCGTCGCGTCCGTAGACAAAAATACGATCGAAGACCTGCTTGGGGAGCGTGTACTCCCCAAAGACGTTCGGGAAGTTCTGGCGCTACGACAGATTCTTTCCAAGACCTCGACCAAGAAGTTTAGCACCGCGAAAGCGTCCATCGACGATGACGGGCGTACGCGGGACCTCTTGCTTTACCACGGCGCAGGCACGGGCCGGTGGTCAGGCAAACGGATTCAGCTTCAGAATCTGCCTCGGGGTTCAGCGGACCTGAACCCGGACACCTGCGTCCAATCCTTGCTCGCGTTCGATTCAGATTTCTTCATTGACCTGTTCCCGAATCCGCTTGAAGCGCTGTCTTCTTGCATCCGGGGAATGATTGTTGCGGCGCCGGGCCACGACCTCCTAGTAGCGGACTACGCGTCGATAGAGGCGCGAGTGCTGGTCTGGCTCGCTGGGGACGAAAGGGCGATGAGCCTGTATCGGGACGGCGCGGATACCTACAAAGTCATGGCTGGACTTATCTACAACAAAGACCCGGAGAACGTGACGAAGCAGGAGAGGGCTTTGGGTAAACAGGCAGTGCTTGGGTGCGGCTATGGCATGGGTGCTACAAAGTTCCATGCGACCTGCCAGAAATACGGAATTGATATTGACGAAGACCTCGCGGAGAAAGCGGTGGGGACGTATCGGCGCACGTACAGGCAGACTCAGACCTTGTGGTATGAGACTCAGAGGGCGGTGGAGAACGCGATACAGAATCCCGGAACGGTGTTTCGCTACCTGAAGACGCATTGGAAGATGGAAGGCCCTTGGCTCAAGTGCCTGCTCCCGAGCGGGCGGGTGATGCGGTATTACAAGCCGCGTATTGAGGACGGTCAAATCTTTTATGAGGGGATGCACCCGACCCGCAGTCTCTGGATTCGGGATATTAAGACCTACGGAGGAAAAATCATTGAGAATGTGACGCAGGCCACCGCTCGTGATATAATGGCGGAAGCTATGCTCGCTTTGGACGCACGGGGGTACAAGGTTATCTTGTCCGTGCATGACGAACCTATTGTCGAAGTCCCGGAAGGATTCGGGACCGTGGAGGAAATGGAAAACATAATGTGCCACTCGTCCCCCTGGGCGGAAGGTTGCCCAATTGCGGCGGAAGGCTGGCGCGGAAAGAGGTACCGAAAATGAGTGTGAATTGTTCTTCCCATCCGACGGCAAAGACGATTGGGGGATTCGGGTGTCCCACCCGCCACCAAACTCTGATAACGGAAACGTGTTTGCGGATGAATGACTTTCTTCTCGAAAAGAATAAAGCTTACGGCAACAGTGCGTTTGAGCCTATCAACCTCATGTCCAAAGCGGATGCCGAGACACAACTCCGAGTCCGCATCGACGACAAACTGAATCGGCTGAAGAGAGGGACGGAGTTCCAGGGCGACGACACGATCAAAGACTTGTGCGGGTATATGATTTTGCTGATGGCGGTCAGGGAGAAACAAAAACTTCAGGAAGCGGGGGAGTGGCAAGAATGAACAACGATAACGAAATGATATTCGCTAAAACAAGCGACGGGGAAATGCTTCCTGTGGGCAAACGAGTAAAGCGCGACGTTAACAAACCGCCGCTTTGTCCTCTTTGCGGCAAGCGTATGGAACAGCACTTCCCCCCGCCGTGGGTTGACGCCAAGAACGAAAAGTTCTGGGGGTGCCAAGGGTGCGGGATCACGGTTAACATCGAGGACCCGCTTATTGACGTTTGGGAAGGGGCGTCGGACGTGCGCTGTATCCAATGCGGCGGACGCATGGGCATCTTCGTCCGCTCACTGTTCATTGACCCGATGGTGGACCCGATGGGCGTGGGCTCGCGCTTCCGGTGCCAGTCCTGCGGCGGGTACATCGAGGAAACACCGGACATCATGCCAGCACCGCCAACTGCGGTGGAGGAGGAATACGAGGTATGAACAGCTCACTCAGATTCGTGGTAGGGATAGACCCCGGAAGATTCGGCGGGGTGGTCGCTCTCGACATTCAGCACCCGCAGGCTTTTCTTTTTTGTGTATCTATCCCCAGAACGGTCCATACGTTCCGACGGTTGCTCGATACATGGGTAGGGCCGCATGAGACGTTGATTTTTGTAGAGGACGAGACCAGTTCTCCGGGGTCCAGTCCCGCTTCGGCGTTCACTTTTGGCATGGAGTTTCAGCGATGCCTCGACGCCGCAGGGGGTTACGAGACCGTCATGGTCCGGCCTATCGAGTGGCAGTGCAAGATGGGATGCCGCACCAGAGGGGATAAGAACGTAACTCTCCGTGCGGCCAGAAACTTGTTCCCGGGGCATGAGTCTATATTGACGAATGAAACCGCGGATGCCGCGCTCATAGCCGCGTACGGACTCGAACGCGTGGAGATGGCCAAGAACCGCCTGGGAAAGCCCGAAATATCTGTTGTAGATTTCAGGACTTTCGAGGTACAATCCAAGAAGCGGGATTAACCCAAAACTGAAAGGAAGTGCCTTATGTCAAACGTGAACGATACTATCGCTGTATCGGGTACTGCATGGACCGAAGTTGCGGACACTGGTACCGCGGCTATTTTGTCCGTCCGGGAAAAAGATCGGCTCGGGTCGCTTAACGCCCTCACTATCTATTACTCCGCGACAGAACCCAACGCTGGCACTGTGCTGGCTACAGCGGGTCATACTGTTCATCCTCAGAAGGACCAGGCTTTTCGGGTGGGCGGGTCCGGGTTCGCCAAATGCTGGGCGCGAACGCTGCCTCCGGCAGGCACTGTCACTCTTAACCGCACCACTATCGCGTAAGGGGGCCCCAATGAACGAAATACTTAATCTCGGGGCTTTGCCGGAAATAGCGTCGGGGCAAGATATCCAAAATCTTTCGCGGACTATCCCGCTTGACGCGATCGCCGCACCGACGCAAGCGCTGGATTTTAGCATTCTCCCGTCAGCGGCGACGCCCGCGTGGACGGTTACCGTTACAGGCTTCGATGGTATCGTGGAGTCCGATTGTATGGCCATTGCGTCCAACGAGCTCACAATTGACACGACGGCTATACCAATGGGGACGGCACACTACGGGATTGTCCCTACCGCCCCAGCGATAGACTTCACGGCGGGGTTCACGGCTGCGTTCAAGCTGCAGGTCCTCACGAGCGCGGCCGCGGATTCCCGCTTGGCGTTTAAGGTTTACGATCCCGGGACGGGAGACTATGCGTACTGGTACTTCTCGACGACAGAAATCAAGACGCACATTGGCGCCAGAGGCGCGAGCACAACTATAAGCGCGCTGGTGGATACTACCGTCGAAAACGAGTATAGGATCACGATTTTAGGGACAGTAACAAAACTGTTCATTAATGAAAAGCTTGTCCTTGTCGCTACGACCATCCAAGACCCCTCTCCGTCTTTCGATGCCATTTATTTTGGTGATCTCGATGCCGGGGCTGGAGCAAACAGTAAGTCCGTCTGGAGTTCGTTTGCCTGGAAAGCCGCGGAGGTTGTCGATTATTCGACGTCTGTTCAGATAACGGCTGACCGGATGGCCATTGGGGCCGCATCGGACGACAGCGTTGACTTGACGATCAGTACCGGAACGGCGGCCGGGGCATTGGGGATCGACACGGGCGCGTTCGCTACCGGAAAATGGTATAGGATTTGGGTATTGAACGGATTTAATGGGACCACGGCTGTCCTGAGTTTGTCGAATACCTTCGCGGGGGTGACAAAGCCAGCGGGGTATTCTACCAATGGGCGCATGGTCGGAAGCGTGATGACGGACGCTACAACCGCAACGCATCTTTGCCGAGGCTGTTATCTGGGAGACTTTTTCTTTTGGGAGACGGCCAAGTCAACTGCTATGACCACTCCCTCTGCGGGATGGACGTTCTACGACATGGGTGTCGTGGCGCCTCCGGGGGCGGAGTATACGAGGTTAATCCTCGATTCCTCGGCGGCGGATGTTTACTTTGGGCTGAATTACGCCAGCCCGTTTATGTATGTCTCTTCCCCCTGCACGGTGGACGTTCATCTGTGCCATTCGGGGTATATCGGATACTCTACCGCTGGTACATTCACGTCCCAGAAATCGGTTGGATATATGGAGAGAATCTAATGGAAACCGGCCGCACCAAATGCGAGGTGTGGACGCGGGTCATGGGGTATTTCCGACCCGTGTCGCATTTTAATACCGGGAAGAAAGCGGAACACTATTCGCGGGTCTATTTCCGCGAACCGATGATCGCGGCAGACAATAGGGCGTTTATTAAACAGTATTCAAAACCAGAGATGAAGGAGAACTGAAATGAGGAAAGAAAATGTTTTTTGGATTTTTGTGGGAGCCGTGTGTTTCGCGATTGCGCTTCTGTACGCGTCATTCATTCTCGCGACCGAAGTCAACTCGGTGAAGCTGGGAGATACGGATACCCGAATCCGCAAAGGCGGTTCCGGTATCGAGATGGTGCAGAGAGGCGCGGTAACAGCCACACTCCCCGCGACGGGAACGGGCCTCACGCTTCCCTCCGGGGCCGAACAGACCATCACTGCGGCCGCAGGGCTTGTGGTAAACACAAACAGCACGGCCCAAGTACGTTTCCCGACAACGGGCGGCCTTACCTTTGTCCCCGCAACGGTTCAAGCCATCAACGCGGGTTCGGGGCTTTATCTGAACAATGGCGCTAATCAGCTTTATCTTACGCCGACGGCGGGTATCGGGTATGTTCCCTCTACGGCGCAGGTAATCGATGCGGCAGGGGACTCAATTAGCGCAAATGCGTCTTTGGTTATTCTTGACCCGGCGGCTGACCTTACTTTGACAAGTACGCCCACGATTCCGGACGGTACTATCGGTCAGATTCTCATGGTTACGTGTCTTGCGACTGAAATTTACGGGGTCACGCTCCAGGACGCGGATACCCTCGCGAGCAGTAATCTCCAGCTGGGGGCTGCGACTCGCGCTGTGAAAGCGGACACAGTGCTTTCTCTCGTCCACGACGGCACGGCGTGGAAAGAATCGGCTTTCGTTGATTCGAATGACGGCTAATAACTAAACACCGGAGAGGTTTTCAAATGAGTAGTAACCACCTCGAAGTGGAACAGCGGGAAGACGATTACACTGTCCAGAGCCTGAAGAGAGACATCAAAGAGATATTTGGGAAGTTAGACGTTCTTACCTCCGAGGTGGTTAAACTCACGACAACGCACGAGATATTGTGTCCTGAGCGAAAAAGACAGATAGACGATAACGCTGACGCGATCAAGAATGTCGCCGAGGAACTGAAAAGGTTCATAACCGACTCGCAAAATGATACCAAAAAGTATGGGGTGATATCCGTCGTTGTGAGTGCGGTGATCTCAACATTCATGGGGGCCGGAGGCCTTGTGATAATGTTTCTAACGATAGGCGGGGGTAAATGATATGAGAATCATGGAAGTTCTTTTGCTCAAAATACTGGGGGTTTTGTCTGAACAACTCCGGGACAGGCTGTCGTTGAAGATAGCCAAACGGGAATACCTGCGTAAGCTTCGGGGTCGCAGGGTTGGAACATATCTTCTCTGCATTTGGCTCGCCGCGGGCACGGCGGGCTGTTCTTTCTCCGAGTGGTACGTAGACACCTACAACAAAGTTACGGACACGCAAGCCCCTCCCGCGACGCCGGAGCAGATAGCGGACATGTACACCGCGGAACGGGAGGCCGCGCAGGCGATCGTAAGCAAAAGCTCGCGCCTCGGCAAATGCGTGATTCCCACCAATATGAAGCCGACAATCGCAGTCGTCAGCTACGACATCGAGGGCCAGATAAACTTCACGTCCGAGGAATACGGCTCAGGCAAGGTCGGCTCCGGCGAAGAATACTTCGAGCTTACGCAGAACGCGGCGGGCGAGGTCGGGGATTCGGCGTCGAGCCACGGCACCAAGGATTCGCGCTGGAACAAATACTGGGGGAATGAGACCAAGCGATTTGTCGTTGTGCTGGTCAAAGACCGCAAGGAACTGCTCGCTTACAGCGAGGTTACAGAGATCGAGGCGTAGGCCGTGAAAGACGAGTTGCTGCGCTTATTCTACGCTCACGGTTTCGACACGCTCTTCCGTGGCGATACGGCTATGTATCTCGCGCAGGTCGAGGTCGAGAGCGCTTTCAACCAATTCGCGCTTAGGTTCGAACCCGGGCAGACGCGCCATGCGGGATTCATCCGCAACACGTCTTACGGACTTTGGCAGGTCATGGGCTTTAACCTCGAATACCTTGACCGCGAAGCCTTCCGGGAACCGAGCCTGTTCCTATGCGACATAGAGCGACAGGCCCACGTAGCCCGTTTACTTTACCGCAAATGCGCCTCGTCCGACCCGGTTGAAAATCTCCGGTGGTGGAACACCGGCAAGGCCGAAGCCTCCGGACCGGGAGATAGGTACGTCAACCGTATTTTGGAAAGAAAACATGGGATGGGCCCCTTATGAATGATATCGGTAGGCCCATGGAACAGCTTTACGCCCGGTTTCTCGGGGATTTCAACACAGCCCAAGGGGACTTTCGGAAACAGGCTAAAATCAAAAGAGAGTATTCCGACCTCGCCCAACCCCTCATCCGCAAAATCTATTGCAACAAAAATCTGGATCTGTTTCTCGTCCGGGTTGGAGAAAACAAATGGAAGACCAAACACCGGATTTATCTTATTTCTCCGCGCAACTTCGGCATCGTGGAAGATGACTTCCTTACAGATCTTTGTTCGCGTGTCCCAGACTCTGACTGGTGGTATGCCTGCCTCGTCCACGACTGGCTTTACCAAAAGGCGGATTTGATAGGGAAAGCGGAGTTGTCCGTAACCCTGGGGCGGAAGAAGATAAAGACCGAGTTGGCGTTTGCCACCGGTAAAGCAGTTTTCCGCCGACTGGCGGACACGGATTTAATGTACCTGATGCGGGTCGTGAGCCATAAGTGGTACGCGGGAATTGCGTCTGTCGTGTACTTCCACGGGGTCCGGGTCTTCGGCTGGCTTCCATTCTGGAAAAAGTGATAGCCGCAGGCACTACACTCGCCCTTGCGACTACCACCCATTCCCCACGTCTTCGTCAGGCCACCGGCTCCCCGTACGCGAGAACATGAACCTCAGCCCCAAAAGTCCCTGCGCCCCCCGCTTCCCGAGAGTGCTGAATTACCTGCCCCGTGGCCATAGGCATCCGGAACGTGTAGATGGTTCCTCGGGTAGACGACGTGAAATTTGTAACGGCGGTGAACCACGTCTGACTGCCCGCGTCCACTCTAAACGACATGCCGATACCTACCGCTGTCGTGTCTTTCACAAACACACTCAGTTCCACCCACGTGGCGCTTGCCGACGTTGCCGATGTGAGGTCCAGGTTAGCCCATGTCGCAGTGGAACCCCCCGCGACAGCAAGCACCGCGGTGGAGGGGTTCGTGGCCGTCCAGACCAAAGCCCCGGTCGGGTCCGGCAAATCCCCGATATCCGAGATGTCGGACATAGTGAGAGCAGTCCCCTTGTCGCGCACAATGTCCCACGCCGCGGTCCCGGTGTTGTACTTTTTCAGAACGTTGTTCCCCGTGTCATACCACAAGGCGTCAGTGTCAGACGGCGCGGAAGCCGCCTGGGTCACGACGCCGGAGCCAGAAGCCATGTTCGCCTGAACGATATTGTTCGCTTCGACGGCCGCAGCTGATTCCACGAGCGCGGTAGCCGCGGCGACGAGCGCATTTAACTGCGTCACCAGCGTAGGTGAGGCCGCGAGAGCCGCATCCTGCACAAGGATAGTCAGCTTGTCTAGTCCGTGCATCAGACTGCTAGAGTTAAAAGGCTCTCCGGTCTCGAAGACCATTTCCTGCCCGTTGTCTACCTCCCGGACAATATACGAATCCTCGTCCTCGGTAGGCGGAGTCGTAAACGTGACAGTGCCTGTTTCCGCGTCGGTATCAAATGCAACAGTATAATCCGTCCCAAGCGCCTGTAGTGTTTGAGTCTCTGGATCGGTAGTCGTGTCTATCTTAAAAACTTTGACGTCCGTTTCCAGAAAAAGTTTAAACGCAAAATCGAAAGCGTCCTTGGAGCCGTTGCCCGACTCGCGGGCCGACCCGACGGATGTTCTGGCCGTTACAGTCATGGCACTCCTCCTATTCTTCCTCTGTTAAAAGTTCCCCAACCTGCCGTATGAACCCCGGGAGGAATTTACGGAATTTATCTCCGGTCCTTTCCCATTTTTCTTCGGCGTCGTCTTCGTCCCCAAATACTTCCAAAGCTACCGCGTGAAGACCCGTACTAAGGAGTTCGGTCAGTCTGCCCAGTTTGTTGAGCATCGCCGCCGGTGAAGCCGTCCATCCCGACAAAACCCGCACGGCGCCGAAGATACTGAGCCATTCGGATATGGCCCTGTATGCGAGTTTAGACATGAAAGTAGGTTCATCGTCTTCGTCATTCTGCCGCATGAACATGAGCGCGGTTACCCCCGCGCCTATCACGTGGAAGGTACGGTACAACTCCGATACCGCTTGCGGGTCCATTTTAACTTTGTCCCCGCTTAACCGCTTGACGAGCTCGGCGAAATTGTTCACCTCCGTTCTGATGATCGGAACAACCCACTTGCGATATCGGAATACTTCCTTAGCCTCCAGCGACGAGCCAACAAGAGACTTGTAGTCCCCGACGACTCTCCACCGCGCCATATGCTGATGAATCTCGTTCAAGCGCTCAGGCGAAATCTCGCCGACCCGGAGTTCTTCCGGCGTCACCATATTCAGCAATTCTATGTTATCAAATACCCGCTTCCCGAGGGAGAACAAAACAAACGACGAATCATAGAGTTTGGATGGCACGGACACATCCGGGTCTTTCCACAGTGCGTTTTCGCCCCGAATAAGATTCTGGTCGAGCAACACCCTTTCGTATTTACGAATCAAATCCCGGCCCGCTTTGGTAGCCCAGCGTTTACTCCCTACCGCTATGCCGCCCGCTCCTTGCCCCAGGTAGACTGACATGCCTTCACCCACCCACGACGTAAGCCCGGCCTTGATATTCATACCCAAATCCCATATAGACATCACAGCCCCGAACATCCGGATAAATGAGGCGATGGCTGGCGCACGTTCGGCGACAAGCATCAAAGGCTTCCCATCGATCTTCATCTCTAAAAATTTTGTGTAGAAGTCCGCGAGATTGGGATCTTCCAACCCCTGCGTCAATGCGCCAAGTAAGGGCCGCACGTTATCGGTTTCCTGCTTCTTCACGAAAGCGCGGACATACCGCATAAACACTTCGCCTACGTTAAGCGACGGGTCCACTTTGCCGGTACGTCGCATAAGAAATCTGAAATAGCCTTGCGACGACAGGCTCCGGCCCTTGGCGTCCACAGGCGGCGGCATCATCTTCGCCACCTCATCCTCAAACCCACGGAACAGAGTTTTGACAGCCGCGCCGTATTTCCCCTCCCGAACATTCTCAAGGAAGCCCTTACGGATATGCGGAATATATGCCTCCACAAATTTCTGCGCGGCATTCTGCTCCTCGAAGTACTGACGCATCTCCTGATACGTGCGTTCCATGTATTCCGCCGCCGTCAGTTCTTCCGAAGTCATATCCGCCACGAGTTCGGCCAAACGCGCCGGGTCCTCTTCGGACAACCAGTCGAAGATTCTTTTGTTCTGGGGCGCAAGCATATTGCCGAACCGGTAAGCCAGCCCCTCTACCTTCACCCTGCTCTTATACGCCGCGTACATCAGAGCGCGACGGGTGCTGTCAATCTCCTTGACGCGCTCGGAGGCCCGCTTCAGCGCCGGTCCGAGAACATCGCCCATGACTTTGTAGAACGGATTGCGTTTCTCAAGGGATAGTTCGTTGCGAAAAAAATCCCACTGCGTATATGAAGACGCTTTGATTTCCGCCACGATTTCGTCTATACTCGCGTCAACCCCCGTCTTTTCTTTGTATCTCCTGGCGGCCCACTGGTCTACGTCATTCTCCGTGACGAAAGTTTCTCCCAGTTTGCGAAGTTCCGCCGACCGTTGCGTCGTCAGCACCTTGTCATCCAGCCGAATCTCCTGCATCTTCCTGTAGACAGGAAGCAGTTCGTCTGGTGTGGCTTTACTCATAGAAGCGATACCCAGGATGTTTGCTACCCGATCGTAATGCAAAATACGGCGCTGCCGCCCCAAAAGCGAGATACCCCGCTGGATGAGCTGTTTGTCCCGAGTCGTTCGGGCCGTAGTCGAAAGCCGGTCCATGAACCCACCAAACTGAGTGTCCGTCATCCTTAGAATATCGACCTTCCCCATTAGCTTACGAACGGCGTTGTTTGTCATTCCCAACTGTTGCGAAACAGATTTCACCTGCTCGGACCGCATCTTATCACGTTCGCGAATCGCGGATTTGATTTCGGACTGGAGTTGCTGCACGGTCGCAGAGGCTTTAACCCCCGGTTCCGCTTCGCCACCCTGCTCCGCAAGGCGACGTATCTTCCGCTCCACCTCGACCCCGCGTTTCGAAAGGGCGATGACGCGCTTATCGATGACCGCAAACGCTTTCTTCATATCGTCAAACCTCGCGGTTTTCTCGTATAGATTTTTCATGGTGTCCCGTGCCGAAGCGATATTCTTGTCGAACTGCGTGTTGCGAATGCGCTCCGTGTCCCGCAAAACCTTACGCGCTTTATCGACCCGCCCCTGCGGCCATGCCGCTTTCCGTCGAGCCATAACATCGCCATGCCACTTTTTGAGCTGGGCGATTCTTTCCTCCGCATACCCGCGCTTCAGCGTTTGCGCCAGCGGGATTCCGTCCTTCCTGCTCTGCTCCGGGCCCATGCTTTCCCCCAGCGCCTTGAGCGCACGGATTTCGTTGTCGGTTTTGCTTTCTACCCGCTGTATTTCTTCCGTGATTTCGTTGGGAGTCACGTCCTGCTTGAGTTCGTCTATGCGGCGTTGCTCTTCGTCCAGTCTCTTGCGTTGTCGTTCGATATTCCCGGCAAACGTTTCTTTGTCTTTGATAAGCCTGTCAACGCGTTTCCCCGCGGCTTCCGCGTCCCGTACATACTGTCCTTTCCCGCGGGCCACGTCTTGCGCCACTCGTTCCCGCGTCCCTACCAAGCCCGTCAGTTCTTTGTCAATGGACGCTTTCTCGGTCTTGAGCGTTTCCCTTTTAGCTTTGGCGATAAAATCGGCCTGCTCTTTCGGGGTTGCCGGGGCCTCCACTTCCTGAGCCGGACGCTTCCCCCGCTTGCTCCGCGCTTCTTCCAACTTACCGTAGGATTCCCGTGCTTGCGTAATACGCTTTTCCGCGTCCTGAAGCTGCAGGGTCTGTTCTTCTGTGTACGGGCCAGGGCCATACTTCTCGCGTAAATCCGCCCACTCCCCGAGCGCGGTAACTTCGTCCACCCGCGCCGAAGCTATCTTCCCGCGTTCTCTGGCGTCGCGGACAAGCTGGCCTATCTCTCTGCGTTTTTCCACAACTTTCTTGGCCGCGGCGTCCGTCCGGGTTTTGCCCCCCTCTGTATCCGCCAAAGGACTCTCTAGCGTTCGAATTGCTTCGTCGGTAAGTGCGGCAAGTTCCTCCCGGGCTTTCATAACCTCCGGCATTCTCTGCTCCGCTTCCGACAGCACAGGACCGCTGGTGTTCGCTTCCGGCGTCGGAGCAGCCAGTTTCTTGCCAGTCTTGAGTTCCACCGCCTGCCGTATCGCGGACATACTTTCCCCAGCGATTCCTACCGCACCCATGCCGACGCTCTGCTCCAGTTCCTGCCCGACGCGTTCCCATATGTCTTTCGAAGTAGGCATAGCGTTCGGTTTCTCCTCAATCCACGACGCTACCGCCTTGCCGAACAGCGACGCCGCGGCCTGGGACAAATTCTCCGCCGCGATATTACTCACATCTTTCCCCGCCCGGACCAAAAAATTTTTCCCGATGCTCCAAAGATTCTTGGGGGATGCGAGGACGTGCTTGGCGAAGCCTCTAGCCACACTCCCGGACATGACTCGGACCCCCATGACGTTCAGCAGCCCCGCGATCCCGCCTGAGACCGTTGCAATCGGTCGCGCAACTTCGTCAGAAATATCGGCCTGCCGCATTTCAATATAGTCCATGCCCTGGTATAGTTCAGCGATCCTCTGGTATGCTCTGCCCTGGAAAGCAAATGCGGCCGCCGCGATTGCCGTCGCTTCGTCAATGACTGGAATCGGAGAAAGTGCCGCGCCGATGATAAAAGGGGAAGCTAAGGCAAAAGACTTCGAGCCTGCATCCGCCGCCTCCATAAGTTGCGGGACCACACCCGCAAACATGCCCACAACCGCTCTGACCGGGTCTTCGTGGAGGTGAGCCTGCCGCACAGACAGAGAGTTCTCCTGCATTGACAAGGCCCGCTTCGCCTCGTTGAATCCTGTTTCGGGGTCCATTTGCCCTTTGATAACGGCAGACCCGTACATGCCCGCCAGGGTGTTCGAGACACCCATCCGATACTGGGATTGGACATACCCCCAAAATGATACCTCGTCCGGCTCGAAGAAAAACTCCGAACCGTCCAAGTCTTTAAAAGGGACAACGGGACGCATGGTCGTGAGGTTAGGTTTATCTTCCGGCGGGGTGGTTTCTCCGGTCGTCTGATCGAGAATTACGGGTTTCCAATCCCCTAGGGAAGATTTTTCCCGCTGAGGAGCCAAAGCCGAAGACGCACTGGTATCAAGCTCGAACGCGCTCATCGTACTTGTTTCTCCCCCTTAGCCGTAACCAAGAAGATACGCCCCTTATCGTCCATGGCGAAACGTTCTTCCGATTCCGACAAGTTTCCGAACACGCGGGGATTGACCTCCGCGAAATATCCGCGCAGAGTTTTCTGCGCCAAATTAAGGTAATCCGCTTCTGGCATGCTGTCCGGGTCCATCGGGTACGCGGTCTTCTTCCGGGAGGATACCGCGTTGTCGTACTGCATCTGGAGCCGCCCCTCCACTGCTTTCTTTTCGTCATCCGTCATACCCGGCATATCGTCCACCCGATTGCGGATAACGATATACCCGTTCCCGTAACCCCCACGGCTAAAGGGGTAGTTGCTGTAGTCCCCGTCGTCGCGCGCCGCAATTTTAGCCACGTGCTTAAGCGCGTTCTGCATCAAATTCTTGCGAGTGGATTTCCGGATAAGCCCGTCGGACCACGCTTTGTTTATGTCATGCACTATCTTGTTCACTTGCGCGACTTTTGTTTTACGCGGGAGTTTGCCGTTCTTGGTTAGAGTAGCTTCATGTATAGTCTCGCGCAAACTGCTTATAAGCCCGTCGTCTTCAACGACGTTATCATCGTTGCGGTTGAGCAAGGCAGTCATAATGCTGGCATTACTCTCCATCTCCAAATCAATTTGCGCCAGCTTTTCCTGCTGGTCCTCTTTGCTCAACATCGCAAACTGCGGGTCCGAGAGCCACTGCACCTTCGTGTCTTTCAGATTCTGCTCCTTCTCCGCGAAATGCCCTGCCGCTTTCACGTAGTCCCCTTCGTCAAGCATGGTCTGAACTTCCGTGCTGAAATGGTCCCAGCAAATATTGGCGAGAAAGCGGGTCTGCGTTACGTCGGTTTGATTTCGGGCCGCAGTGACGGCTTTGCCCCGCATCTGGAACTTCTCGTCTGGGGGGATGAATACGTCATACTTCCCAGACTCAATCTGCTTGAACGCCTCGTAAGGTTTGTTCAGCAGCAGACTGTCCAGATACGATTTCACAATCTGAGTCGAGCCTTTCTCGAACTGGATGGTCGTTTCTTTCGCGCCAAGCACCGCACTCACGGGCTTCATAAAATCACTGAAGGCGAGCAGAGCTTTATCCGGGCTTCCTTCCTCGATGGCGAGACGGGAGAATTTAAGAGACGCTGACGATACATTCGCCGCGGTATTACTGATATTCTCTGACGTTTCCCAGCCCCCGTGCTGTTGCGCCAACGTGTTCTTCATCTTCTGGTATTCCAGCGTAGCCAGCCCTTGCGCTTCTTTCGACGGCATAGCCTTGATCACTTGGCTCACGTCGGTGTCCAGCGCTTTCAGATACGCGGTTCCGGTATCCAGCGGTGCGCCGGAGTTGGCTTCCCGGAAATTCCGGGTGGTTCTGCTCACCGCGAGTTGGATGTCCGGCATCGCTCCCGCCGCCTCAATCCCCGCGGAAATCTGACGCTCCGCCCGCTTCGCTTCAACGACCTTGGATGCTGTGTCCGCGAGCTCCCATCCAAGTTGCGCGAGCTTGCCTGCGGAGCCTACCATCTGGAAAGACTGCTGTGACTGCTGGGCCATCTGCCGTGCCGCCACGCCAAGCACGGACGACGCGGTTCTGTCCGTGGACAAATCCGCACCGGTGAAGACGGAATTCCTCGCGCTGTTTGAAAGTGTAGCCATTACCCCAGTATCCCTTTTATATTAAAATAATCGTAAGCACTGGTCCCTTTTATATTAAAATAATCGTAAGCACTGGTCCCTTTCGCGGTAGTCGTCGCCCCCGCCCCGCCCAAAGACATTCGCGCACCCAGCGTGGCGATCGACGTGACACCCGAGACGATTGTATCAAGCATACCAAGACCCGCAAGCGTAGACTGGTTGGACGCAGTGGACCGGGTGCCGTAGGCACCCCACTTACCGCTGAGGAGCGCTCCGTAGCCCTGAAGCCGCAGGGTCTTGGCCTGCTGTTGCCGGAGAGCGAATACCGAGTCCGCTTTGCCATAAAGGTATTCGGTGTTCTGCTTCGCGAAACCTACCTTCATCTCCTCCTGCGTGATTTCGTTCGAGAGCGCCTGGTTCCTCACCTGCGCGTTGTAAACCTGCTCCTGCATTATGAGCAAAGGGGAGTCCGAGAGGTCTACCCCGTTCACGACAAACTTCAGACGCTGACGTATGGCGGCTTTGCGGTTCTCGTCCGCCTGAATCGCGGCGAGGCGTTTGTCCGTGGCAAGGGAGACTTCCGACAGCGCGGTATCCGCCTCCATCTGCATAGCCTGCATCAGCGTTTCGGACCGTTCGAGCGCGGACTGCCCTAAAAGCATATTGGACTGGATGGTGCTTTCCATCAGCCCGATACGCCCCTGCATTTCGGAGAGCATGGCCGATATTTCAGCCTGCTTCTCCGCCTTGTCTCGGAGTCTGCTCTGTTCGGACAGCGACACCGCCGTTGCCCCCACCCCGAAAATCGTTGCAATCGGAACTACTGCCGCTCCCATCAGTATACCCTCGCCCAAAGGTTATATGTTTCCCCGGTTGGCGCAAAATTGCGCATCGTGCCTTCCTTCTCGAATCCAAGCCACGCGCACCATTTATCGTGCGTCTCGTCCGCCAATGCTGTAATCTGCACACGTTTCGGCTTCGCCCACCGCAAAAACTCATTCAGAAAAAATTTAATCGAACGCAAAAAAGCCATCTTGTTTTTGGACGCTTCCTTGGCCGGGATTATCCAGACCTCGTAACTGCCTTCCCAAAATTCATGATACCCCATAAAACCCATGATAGTATTATCCTGCACTAAAGTCATCACTCTTTTCGCCTGGCATGCCGCGGTAAGCAAAGTCGTGTATACTTCCGGATGTGCCAACGCTATTTTATTCTCGTGTTCTCTTAGGTGGATTATACTGCAATGGAAAGGCTCGAACGGAACTGCCTTAAGCATTTCCGACCTCCATCTCCACCGCGAGGTAAAGCACGGTGCAAGGCACGGGTTTGTCCTGGTAGATGTACATATTCTTTGTGGTCGCCGGGGAGGAATCCGCCCCCGAAGCCTCGTGGACTCTGGTCTGCAAGATATTAGGCCAATCGATAGTCTGATCCGAATACGTGGTGACAAACGACTTCAGATTGTAAAGTGAAGTCCCAAACCGACACCACCCGGTATTAAGGAATGCCAGATGGTATTTCTTCGCCAACGCCGTCCGAAAAACTGCATCCGTGCTAGAGACCGCAAGAGGTAGGGATTTAACGAATCCCCTGTATCGTAACCCCACCCATATCCGCCCGCCTTCGGTGCGCGACTCCCCCCCAATTACGTTTCCTACTACCACCTTACCGCCCGTTACCGTCTGGCTCGGCATAATGCGCCCGTCTGCGACGATATCGACTTCCGCGCCTTCCAGATGATGAAGCCCCGAGACCTCATGTGCCGTAATAATCCACGAGCCAGCAGGAATTGCGTCTGTTGAGTCGAAGGGCCAATTCCCGTAAATGTCGCATTTGATTTCCGTTCCGCTATTCACAGCAGTGATGACCGCCCGGCCCCCGCCAGCGCCGTCTTCGTCGTAGCATTTCCATATCTCGTTGCCCACGTCTGTCGCGGAAAAAACAGAACCACTCGCTGTGAAAGTCACAGAGGACCCAGTGGTCGCAGTGGGGGACAACCCGACACCGGCATCACTGCCCCGAGCGGTTCCGTCATAGTATACTGCGGAATCCAAATGACAAGCCTGGCTCTGCACTTCGAACGTAGCGTTGTTGAAATTCTGGGTGTCAGTATCCTCCACGCCCGAGAAAAAATCACTCCGCGTCGGGTAAACCTTCGGGGTGTCCATGTACTCCACGGTGCGCTTGACAGACCCGGCTACTGTTCTTTCCACAACAAGCCAAAGTCTGTCGTACTCCCCGTCCAGAGGTTCGACGCACACGCTCAAGGTCTTCACCTCGTCCCCCGCCGGAGTAATCCTGAACCATCCGGACACGTCTTCCTTTGGCTTGAAGGTAACGCCTACCAAACGCCCGTCATTGCAAGTGGCCCACACAATGTCGGGTCTCCCACTCTGAAACGCGAGTTGCTTTATCCCACTGTTCACAATATGCTCGGATACCAGATTCCTGTCCACGGAGATGTAGTCATCGGACAGCATGTCATACTCGAACGACCGAAGAACCAAACCCCCACGTTGCGCGTAAACGATAACGTTGCTGTTCGGTATCGGAATAGCGGTTTCATTCACACCGGCGGAATCCATCGGTTTAACGAGAATGCTATCTGGCGCGATCGCCGCATCAGTGCCGCCTTGCAGCTTCGATAATCCGCCATACGTCCCGGCTACGAGAAATTTGTTGTTCCCGCAAAGCCACCGCACTGCGTCCACTTTGCCGTTTACAGGCGCGAGGGAGAGAATGACCGCATGATCCGGGTCCGTCCCCACCGTGAAATCGCCGTATCGCGGAACGCCGTCCTCGTCCGGAGCGCGAGACAACGCCACAAGCTCGGTATTGTTGTTCGTGGCCGCGAGAACAAATCTGCCCTCGTAGAAACCACAGCAACCCATATAGTTGTTCGATGAAGAAAAAATCGCGGTAGGCGTTCCCGGGGACGTATTGTCCTCGGTCAGCGTCGCATCCGATATGGTGAACTCCGTGGCCGAGGTGCGGACCAACTGCTTTGTCTTTGTCCCCTTCTCAGTAATGAACATCGTGTCCGCGTTCTGGGTGAACCGGAGCTTATAAAACTGCGTTGCGGTATAAGGGGAAGCCACGTACACTGTCGGGGTCGCAGTGCCGCCGGAAGACCATGCCGTAAGCCCTGACGTGTCGAAATCCCCGGTGCCGTCGCCATACCCATCCTGCAGAGAGAAGGTGTTGTCGGTGAGCTTGGTGATGTAGAACCACCTGCCGTTCACCCCCGAAAAGCCGTCGTCATCTTCCATCCCCACAACGCCGTCGATGTAGATGTAATCACCATTGGCAAGGCCATGGCCCGTTATGGTCACGACCCCCGGGTCCGCCCGGGATATGCCCTCGATGTTAAGTGCCGTATCCACAACCCTCGCGCCGTTGGCGTAAAAATGAAAGCGGTCGTCCGTGATTTCAATAGCATACCACTGCTCGTCATTGTAATGGAACCACGCGAAAGTCGCTACCTGATTTTTGTAAGTCATACCTGCGAAGGGCATGCCCGGTCTATACTCCAGAGGCCCGGAGGTATGAATGAGAAAGTTGTCGCAACGCTCGAGGCCCGACTGGTAAACCTGAAGGTCAGAACGCCCGGCGAGTTTCGGGGACAGTTCTCCCGCCGCGAAATTGGAAATGATGGATGAGACGCGGGTAGGCATGTTACGCCTCCTCCGCCGCCTCATTGACCGCAGTTGTCATATTGCCATAGCGCATCTGCGTATAGCGACTGCGCCGCACGTGCTTAATCGGGGTTTCCTGCGAATTGGTTTCGCGAGCGGAGGCTTCGACGTCAAAAGCAAGAGCGATTATATTCCGCACTCTCTGCTCGTCTTTGTTGAGCCAGTACCCGATGCGCGAGGCAAGGACAAGACTCAGAAGTTCAACGAATATCGGGTCGTAGCTTACAACCCTCTCGTTGTCGTAAATGTACTGGATGTTGATGGCTGTCGCGCCATCCGCGTTCATCAGTATCTGCCCGGACTCGATGGAGTAGTCCAGCGTCCCTTCCGCGGATTCCACTCCATCGGAGTTCACCGCGAGGATACGGACAAAATCATTGGGAAGATTATATGCGTCGGTGTACCCGAAAGGGGGACTTTCCGCATCGCGGGAAACAGTCGCCCTTTTCCGGGCGAAGTTCCACGCGGCTTTGCGCAAGACCGCTTGCCGACAGATGTCGTAGAAAAGGGCGCATGCGCGTTCTTCATCCGACGTAGGAGCAACGATACTCGTTATCTTCGATACGTCAATCCCTAGGTGCCCCACCGCCATGCGGCATATCTGAGTCGCGGATGTGATCTCCATATCCTTGCCTTTCAGAAGGGATACAGAACCGGGGGTTTAAGGCCCCGGCTCCGTACCCTTAGAACCTGAGTGTTACGGCTGAATCCAAGTGACGACAACAGTCATGGAACCCGTCGCCGTACCGCGGGTAGTACCCGTGATAGCGAGGTCAAATGCGGCCCACTTGTTAGTCGATTTAGTGTAGCCCGCAAACTCGTACGCCTTCTTGCCGAGATTCGCGATATCGACTGCATTCATCCCCCCGGCCTTAGCACTGATCGCGACACCCGCATGCGGGTCCGCCGACGCAAGAAAGCAGTTCGCATCGATAACCGCACCGGCCATATCTCCGTCCAGCGTATGGTACAGCCCGATTTCCATAGCCGTGAACCCAGCCATGGCATCGCAACAGTACTGGATGTCGAGGATAACTGCCTCCGCCGGAAGATTCGGCAGAATACGAAGCACCGACCCATCCACGTCGGTTGCCGCAAACTCGAACGGAATCACCGAGGTATTCGGTTTGTAACCGAATAGGTTGGTGTTCGCCGCAAACTCACTCGTGATAACCTTCCTGTCAATAGCCATAGTAGAGCCCTCCTAGTTGAATGTCATTCCGTCGGTTAAGACGCGACGGTCAGGTTAAACTGCTGGATTTTCTTGCCTTCCTCGCGGGTCGCGCCCATGATGAAGTTGACCTTAAGCAGTTTGGAATTGACTGCGGCCTTCACTGCATCCTGGTCGTAGATACCGACCGTTTTGTCGAGCACGATACCAAGACGAATAGCGCCCTTGGCCGCGCAGAAACTGCGACGGACAAGACTGGCTTCCGTGAGCATCGGACGCGGAACTGTGATAGCCGCATCGGAACCCGCGAAGCGGATGAACTTGAAGCCCGCGCCGCTCGCGATTTTACCGTTCTCGATGACGAGAGTGTTGGTGTAGTCCCGACTCGTGAACTCCTGTTCCTTCATGAACGCGGTGTGCTCGGTACCGGTGATCCCGATATACGCTTCCATGTCCCCGTCGTTGTTGACTTCGTTGTTGATGAAATTCTGACTCAGAGAAAGCAACGTCTCGTACGTCGCGCCGGAAGTGCCGTCAACGGTGAGAACGCCGTCTGACGCCGCGGAAGTCGCGGTCGTGCCTTCTACGCCGGTGTAAACCGTCGCGAACATGGCCGCGTAAATAATACGGTCCCTTTCGCGGTTGCAAGCGTAAACGCACTGCTCAAGGAAGGCAGACGACGGGTCCTGCGTGATTTTCTTGAGCATGTCCCCGTCCACGCGGATAGCGATGACATAAGACTTCCACTGCCACTTCCGGCGGAACTGCTCAATTTCCTGTTCCGGAATGTCAGCATGCGCTCCGGAAATCTCTTGTGCTTCAATAGTTCCAACGCCGTCGTAATACTGTTCTTTGCCCTGAAGCGGAACAACAGTCGCAAGTTCGTTGAGTCTCGATTGGGTCTGCTGCATCTTGGCAATAAAGCCAGTCTCGAACGCAAGCAGAGCGGCCTGAGACATCTGAAGGGTATCAGCCATAATAGTATCCTCCGTTTTAAAAGTTCCAAATTCTACCGACCACAAATATCTTTGCGGAAGCGATACCCGGAACCCCGGACGCTACCATGGCCCTTGACGCAGGCCGGACGGCAACTTCTTGGCGGGTCTGTTGTCAGATTGTCCGCTTACATGTAATATATCCCGATTTTGCAACAAAATGCAATATTTATTTCAAATTGAAATACTTTGTTTCCAACTCTTTTATCTTGGCTTCGACTTCCCTGTGCCCGGGATGCATCTGGTTGGTCCACTCCGCAGTCTTCTTCAGCGCAACCATCGCGTTCATAACATCTTCCTTCGTCTGAAGCACATTCTGCGGCGCCGACCCCTGCACGGCGGAGGGTCTGTCCTCCGAAATATGCTTTGTCTGGATGCCATGCAGAACTGCGGCAAGCGCGACTTTCGCATCCGCATCAAGTTTCTCATATATCCCAGCGAACTCTTTGGGCGCAAATTCATTGAACAGCGCCGCCGACTGCGCGAGCACCTTGTCCCGGTCCGCGCCAAACAGCGAAGTGACCTTAGTCTGAAACTGTTGCTTCTGTTCCGCAATCTTAAGCGTCTTCGCAGCTTCATCTTCCTCATATAATTTAGCCACCACCGCGTCAAATCCTTCCGCGACCATTTTCGCCTGCTTGACCGGAAGCCCTGCTTTGAAACACACCTGGGCCATCGCCTTGCGGAAGCTCGCATCCGGAGCGTCATCTTTCACCACGAACCCATACGCTGCCTCGTTCTCCGGGCGGATGCGCTTAAAGTATGTCTCCCACTCTTCCGCCGGAGCGTCCACCGCTGGCAGATTGTTCTTTTTACCGAGCAGAGTCTGAGCACCGTCGAAGGCCTTGAACAGGTCCTCCGTGCTCTTGATATTCTGCATGTACGGTTTGTTACGAATCTCCTCCGGCGCTGCGCTCACCAAAGCCCCGAAGTCTATCGTCGAGGCCGCAGGGGGAGTCTGACCCTCCGCGGGTTTCTGTTCCTCCGGGGATGTCCCCACCCCAAAGATATCACTGCCCAGCTGTTCCGTCTCCTGTTCCGTTGTCTGCCCGCTCATAATCGCCTCCCCCTGTTTGCCGTTCCACGGCCATTCTCGTTTCGTCCGTCATATGCGCCCGGAGCCATTGGTACAGCCCCTTGAACGCCTCCACGAACATCGTGGTTTCCAAATCTACTCTTCCGTCCTTGGCGTAGCTCACACTGCTCCGCCCAAATTCGGATTGCCTGAACACCGCCCGGAGAATACGAAGCCCCGCCTCGTCCTGCGCGAGCGCCGCCAAGTCGCGCTTCATCTGCAACTGCGTTTCCATAGCGGCTTTCGCCGCCGCCAGATTCCTTTCTTTCCGTGCATCCTCGATTTCAAAACTGTTCATCTGTTCACCAACCCGTTAGGTTTAGATGCGTTTATCATAGCCGCGTTCGCGTTCGCCTGGTTAAGCACTGCCTTGGATTGCTGTTCCTGCGCGGATATTTGCATCTGCTGCTGTTGCATCTTCGCCCGCGCTTCCCGTATCTCGCTGACTTTATCTTCCGCGACACGAAGCACGGACGGAGCGCCGGACAGCCGCACGACTTCGCGCAACGCCTCGTCCGCGTTCAGAAAATCCAACGCTTCGGGCTTGATGCCCGCTATGACCGTCGCTTCCTGCAAGGTGGAGAAAATGCCACTGAGCTGTTCGCTGTCCATGATGCGCTTGGCCGGGGACACGAATTCTATGTCGTAAACATCGCGTCCTTCCGCGATGGCCTGCGCCACCGGGCCGGGCAGATACCGCACCGGAGCGCCCATTTGCGTTAGTTTCGCTTCCGCCGCGGAGCCTTCGGTCACACCCAGCAGGCCCGCGCGAAAACAGATGTCCGCGGCGCGAGTAATGAGCGGGGTGAACAACTCCACAAGCTGACGCGCATACATCGGAGAAAGAGATTCCCCGCGAAGCCCGTTCCTGATGTTGGCTTCCGTAGCGGTACTGCGCTGACTGTCCGCCATGAAATCCAAAAGCCTGTCAAGGAAAAATGCTTCGCGGATGCTCTGCTTAAGTTCCTGTTTGAGAAGCATCGGGGCTTGCAGTTCCTTGCCATCCTGCAACGGCTCGATAGGCCGCACGTTGGCGAACGGCCCCGACGCGCTCACAACCACAATACCGCCGGGACTCGTATTGAGGACCTTGCCGTTCCCGACAAGCGCCCCATCGCGGATCATCAGCGTCGGGTCGAGAGACTGCTCGGTCGCCAGATTCAGCGCCTCGGACATCCCGTTTATCTGCCAGATGTCAGGAAGCGCATCCATGCCCGGCGACCGACCGTATGTTTCCCCGATAGCCTTCGAGAACCGGGTGAAGAAAATAGGCATGCCGTCAAACCCGCTTTCGCGGATAATGTGCTTGGCCTCACGCTCAATGTGGTAAGACGCATACGGCATGTTCCGCACCCCGCTCATATCCGGATTACGTTCGAGCGGATCACGCGGCTCGATGGCCCAGAGGATCTCCACCTTGTCGGTAAACTTGTTCTGGTTATATTTGTCGCGGATCTTTTCGCTCATCGCGTCTATGCCAAATTCCATCACAGCTTGTCGTACTGTTTTTTCTTCGAGAATGTAAACGGTATCAACATACCCATTACGGCCTTCGAGGATCGAGGACACGCGGATGTCAAAAGACCGGCAGTAGAAAGGGACCATGTAGTTACCAGGATTCTCGAACATCCCTACCCCGCTTGTGCCGAACGACGCCTGGTCGAGCATGTACTCATGAAGCGACGTGTTGAGTCCGGCCTCCGGTCTGTCCATAAAGCGGGTCAGCATGGCGGTGGCCCATTCGTAATAATCTTTGACTTCTTCCGTTTCCGGGATGTCGAAAGGCCGGGTCAGCTTGAACGTCTTCACCCCCGACGGCCACAGCGCACCGAGGAACGCGGACACAAACGAAGTCATGGCCTTGGGAGCGGTAGAGTCGAATACCTGCCGGTTCAGAACCATCCCCTCCGCCGGGTTCTTGACGTTGAAATTATACTTCCGCATATGAATGTACCGCGCAATGTCGGTCCAGATGGATGTCCACTGGTTCTTGACATTGTGCGCTACGTCAAAACGCGAGAGAATCAATTCAATTTTGGGAGAAGACATATCATCCTCCTCAGTTCCCCAGGAGTTTAGGCCGCAGGGTGTTTACTTCACCGCCTATCGTGCCCCCTGTTTGTGTGGTGCTGATAAGTGAGGTGCGCCGTTTCCCGAGCGCGAGAATGGCTTTGCGTTTCTTGTCCGCCGCCGCCGTTTCCTCCGCCGCCGCCTTATCTTCAGCGGCTTTCGCCGCCGCGAGAGTTTGGGACAACTGAGACGCGTATATCGCTGTCTGCGCCTGGGACGAGGAAATCATCTCCCGCATCAGCTTCAGAGATTCCGCAGACGCAGCTGCAGTCTGCTGTTCCAGCGCGGTAGTCTCGTCAATGAGACCCTCCTTGGCCGCGGAGGCCACTTTGCCTGTTTGGAGCCGATACCACAGAGATCCGTTCTCCCACGAATTACGAGCCATGTTATTTCACCTTTCTCGTTCTGTCCGCCGAACGGAGAGAACTCAGTACGCTGAGGGAACCGCCCCCTCCGCCGTTGCTTCTCGTGTACCCGCCGCCCAAATCCAGCACGAATGTATCCTGCTCAGAGCGCACAGGCTCCGCGAATGTCAGCACCAGCGCGTCCACCAAATCAGGAGAGCGCCCGTTGTTCGCCCTCTTTATTTCGTCTTTGCCGGGCAAAAGACGCTTTGACTCGCTTCGGTATTTGAACTCCGGTACGATGGAAAGTTCCGCATGCAGGTCGTCCCTGTCCGGTATCGACACGGTGCCCGGACGCCGCAGTTCTCCGCCCCGGAGCCAATCCTGCAAGAGACCGTACATCTCTGCCCGCTTATTCGCGTACCGCGTTTCGTCTAGAGGTTTCTCCGCAAAATGAACCGGTACCACGATTCTACCGTATCCCATTTCCCTAAGTCTATCATAAAACGCGTATTCATTCGTGGTGTCGATAAACACTCGCAAAGGCTTTTCCTGCTCAATCATGGCCGCGAGTTTACCTGCCGCCGACATAGGAGACCCCGCATTCTCCCACACAGTAGGGTTGAACGCTTCGCGTCCACGCCGACGGAATATGACGAATCTGTCCCCCGTGCGGCCCGGGTCAACACCGAAGACGAGGGGCGCGGATTCGTCCCGGACACCAGACTTGCGGGCCGCTATGACTTCAGGGACAGGAAACAGTCCTCCGCCGGAGGTCTGGAAGGCCTCCATGATATTGCAGGGGTATTCCTGCCTGGTCTTGTTTACCCCCAAATCCTCCATCTTGTTCCGATACCAGAAAAGCTGTTCGTCGCTCGTAAGCCCGTCCGCGCTATACAGCCGCACCAGTTCTTCTTCCTGCTCGGTGCGGACGAAACGCTCGCCGACCGGGAGGCGGGTCCGGTATTCGGGCTGCCAGAACCATGGGATGAAAACCACTTCGTAAGAGCCTTTGCCTTCGAGCGCGGTCATGCACATCTCATAAAAGCGATTGGTCATGCCGTTGGCGGTGGACTCCAGGATGATAGCAGTCCCAGGCATTTCCGCGATGGTATTGCCCAGCCCCGCAAGAATCTCGGAGCCATGTTCCCAGAACGCCGCTTCGGAGCCGTGCAGATACTGGATGGTGGCGCCCCGGCCTATCTCCTCCGAACCTGCCGTTCCCGCCGTTATCTGGTTCCCCGCACCGGGGCAGTTGGAGAAGGTGAGACCGAAGATGTTGAGGTCCGCCAGCTCCACTGGGCACTGGAACCCAGAGGGCAGATTGCGCGGGTAGTTCTTGACGAAATGATGGAATTTCTGGAACAGGAAATGCGTTGAGGATTTGATGTGCGCCAGTATGTAGGCATTAAGCCCCGGCCTGTTCTGGCACTCGAAAAAGATGTCGCTCTCCACCCCGGTCGAAACGAACTGCTGCCTGCCTTTGACGATTATCTGACGCACCATCCCCCTGCGCCTGCGCTGTTCCGTGCGATGCGCGTGGATGAACATCTGCGCCTTGCTAAGAACGAGCGGGACCACAGGCCCCGGGTTCTTGGGCGGTATGCGGAGACAGTGCCGAGCATAGAACGGAAAGTCGGTGCGAAGACGCTGGACCACTTCCCCCGCGGTGAGGCGAGTCGGGGCCGCAGGATCGTTAAACAACATCGCGAGGATGTCGTCCACCCCGTCAATAGGGGTCTGCGTCTGGTTCTGCACTGAGGGGTTTCTCCATTTCTATGACCTGGTTCGACGCTCTCATCTTCCGCTCGTCCTCCGCGATTTTCTGAGCCCACGCGTCCGCGGTGATATCAATCGCTTCGTCGCCCGGTAACGGACGCTTCGGCACGACGCCGCTGAACGCCCCGGAAGACACTTTGGACAACAGTTCCGTGACTTGGGCGGGGGAACCTCCCCTCGCCGCTTTCTGCGCCATTTTGATAAGCATGACCTCGACGCACGGGCGCCCTATGAGCGCAAGGTCCTCGGGGTCCGGGTTGTCAGGGTCGCCCTTGGGTATGTAAGGCTGGAGAAGGGCCGCCTGCGCCAGTTCCCCGATACACTGGGGCGTAAGGGAAGCCCGAAGATTAATCCTGAGCTTTCCGTCCACCATTTCGACCATGGGCGCGTAAACAACCGCGGTGAGGGGGATAGAGGGAGAACGGACTTCATCCGGGTCCCGTTCCTGCTCTACCCCGCTCTTGAGCCTTCTCATGCGTTACACCCCGCCCAGCATGTCGTCCGGGAGTTGGGGCCCGGAGGATTTATCTTTCCTGGTCTGCTTTTTTGGAGCGGTTCCTCCGGGCACGGGGGTTCCCACCTTCACGCCCGTGAGGTCTTCCACAGCCGTATTGTCGGGCTTGGCCGCGGCGGAGTCATCTTCCCCATCGAGGCCGTTGAGACGCAGGAGGGTTTCGCGGTCGAAAATGCGCTTGATGAGCGCGGCTTCCCTGGTTTTGAACTCCTGAAGCTCTTTGTTCTGTGTGTCGAGCGGGACAGACGCGAGGCGGAGCATGAGTTCCTTGCCGCGCTGAACCGCGTCTCTGCGGGTCTGGAGGTCAGGATATGCCCCGAGCTCGACGGGGAGTTCTTCGTTCTGCACGATGCGCTCAAGCTGATGATTGCTCATGACGTTTATCGGGAGTTTGTTGCCAGACAGCCCGTCTATGCTTTCGAACCAAAGCTCCCGGAGGCCCGCGTAGCCCTCGAACATGGGGTCTCCCTGGGCTATCAGATGGCGGACCCTGAGCTCAAACAGGGTGCCCCGGATGACTGACCGCGCCTCGCTGGGAAGTTTGGCCGCAGGAATTTTGAAGATAAGGCCCTTGAAAGGTGCCGCGATCTTCCCTAACGCCCCCGCGTTCTTGTAGAAGGTTCCGTTGCATCTGTAAACCGCTACATCTTCCGTTTTCTTTTCCGTCTGCATTTCGCTCATGACCTGCTCCTTCTTCTTCTCTGGTTTGTAATTGGGCGGGGACTCCGCCACTGTCGTAATTATATCGCGTTTAGCCGCGAGTGGGCAAGTATATTTTTTGTGGCTCCCATGGCGCGGATCAAAAAAATATGACGCGGATCGAAAAATATGACGCGGGATATAACTCCCATAGCGCGGATCAAAAAAAAAATATGACGCGGATCGAAAAATATGACGCTGGATATAACTCCCATAACGCAGGGGAGTGGAATACCGCGCGGATCAAAAAATATGACGCGGGATATAACTCCCATAGCGCAGGGGAGTGGAATACCGCGCGGATCGAAAAATATGACGCGGGATATAACTCCCATGGCGCAGGGGAGTGGAATACAGCGCGGATTAAAAGGGGAAGGGGACCCCAACTAGTTCTACGCGCTACCGCCAAATGGGGGTGCCCGGGTCCCGAAATACCCCGGAGGGGGTGCAAGCGGCGCCGGCTGACGCTGACGCTGACGCTGGCTGGCTGGCTGGCTGGCTGGCTGGCTGGCTGGCTGGCTGACGCTGACGCTGGCTGGCTGGCGCTGGCGCTGGCGCTGGCGCTGGGGCTGAGGCTGAGGCTGAGGCTGGGGCTGAGGCTGAGGCTGAGGCTGAGGCTGGCGCTGGCTGGCTGGCGCTGGGGCTGAGGCTGAGGCTGAGGCTGAGGCTGAGGCTGAGGCTGAGGCTGACGCTGGGGCTGAGGCTGAGGCTGACGCTGACGCTGGCTGGCTGGCTGGCGCTGGCTGGCTGGCGCTGGGGCTGAGGCTGAGGCTGAGGCTGAGGCTGAGGCTGAGGCTGAGGCTGAGGCTGGCGCTGGCTGGCGCTGACTGGCTGGCGACAAACGAAACAGGTACGACAAATGCAACGAATGAAACAAGTGAGACAAATAGTACTAGGGGGACAGCCGGTGTCTCACTTTGTAAATGTTTGGCGCCGAAGGACTTACAGCAACGCATATTTGCCTTAGTTTTTGTAAGTCCTGAGCTCCCAATGACTTACCTCCATTTCCCCCCTGTCTCACTTGTCCCACTTGTTGCATTTGTCGTGCCACTATTTTTTGAATTTTTTTTAATTTTTT